CAGGGCAATTTCTTCTAGTAAGGTGCCTGCCTTACCCTGTGAGGCTCTGGATTGAATATCAGTTCTAGCTTCAACAAAATTTGCCATACTTTCAACAGGGTCAACATTGATACGAGCCAGTGCTGCCTCTGCTGCTTGGTTAATTCTGTTAGCTAATCCAGCGCCTTCGCCTGTAATACCGGAAGAGTTTTTGATAACCTCATTAATACCTTCACGGTCACCATTAACCACCAGCTCACTTAACCTTGCGTAGGCATCATCAAACTGTACTTGTTCTTGTAAATTCTTTTCAAACTGCTTGTCACGCAATCTACTCATTCTTGTAGCGGCAATCTTACCGGACGCCTCAAACAACTTCTGGCTTGTCTCAGAGCCTTGTAGCCACTTGTTAGCCTTGATAACTCTTTCAGCTACTAGGTCACCCTCTGCGCTTAGGTCATAGTCGATAAGAGCATCTACAATGATCTGCTTACGGCCTACGTTGTCGAAGGGTGAGGGCTTCTTATCAAGGGCTGACAAAGCCTCGTTGATTGTCTCTATTGAGCCACCCTGCCCCATGATCTCAAAGACCTGTCCCTCTAGGGTGCCTTTGGCTCGCTCTCGTACCTTACCGTCTCTGTATTGACTATGAGCAATACTCATCTCACGGATAGCGTTCTGTACGCCTGCGAGTGCGCCTGACTGAGCAAAATCAAAACCTTCTGTTTGCTTTAGTACGTCTTGTTCTATGGACGCATACAGGTCAAGCATTCCCTGCTTGTTCATCAACTGCTCATCAGACAAGCCCAAGAGTTGCTCTTTGGTAGAGCCGTAGAAGGCAAGGCGGTTCTCGTCTTCAACTATCTGTGCAACCAAATTCTCAGACATATCAGCAAAGGCTTCACCTAGCTGAATAGATGTCAGTAGACCGCCATCGTTCTCTGCACTAAATCGTCGCGCATAGGCTTGTGCCTTTTCAACGTCTAGCTTTTCTTTCTCAGCTCGTTCTTCAGCCTTCTTACGTCCCAGCATTTGAGCTGTGGCTCTCCCGGCTACACCTAGTGCATCTGTGAGCTGATCTAGTGAGGTGTTCTGTGGAATGGGAGCAGGGCGAGAGTAGGTGTCTACACGCCTTGCAAAGGATTGGCTGGTCTGCCCAGTTCCCTGCAACTTACCTAAGTCTTGTCTTGTCGCCATTACGTTGTTCCTTTACTTGACCCGCCAAACAAACTATCCATGTCCACAGCACCTGACGCCACGTAAGGAGCAGCGGTGTTGATCGCAATAGCCAATGGGTTGACTACAGGTACTGGAGGCAAACTCATGTAGCGGTTAATCATGTTTTGTATAGAAGCTTCGTTCTCGTCTCTAATAGACTCCATTGCGCTTGCAAAGCTCTTGTCTTGTCTAACTTCCTGTAAGCCTTCTTGACGGTTAATATCGTCCATGATCCGCTGTACAGAGATGCCTGAGACACCGCCTTCACCAGCCATGACATTAGCCATCGACTCCATTTCCATCGCAGCGATTTCTCTATCAAAAGCCTGCTGTCCAAAAGCGTCTGATGTCTCGCCAGCCTTTCTGATAAGAACTTTTTCGTCTAAAGCCCTAGCACGTTGAGCTGACTGTTTGGCATACTTGTTTTGCAGCCTTTGCATCTTCCTTGCTGCTGACGCGGCGGATAGAGAAGACCCTAACTGCAAGCCGAACATAGCGCCGCCAAGCATAGCCCCTGCGCCGCCTGCCGCCGCTTCGCCGCCTGCCGCCCCGCCTCCGTCTGTAGCTACCATGTTATCTCTCCTTAATTAGTAGATAGAAAGGGTGTCCCCCAACATCATATGGCTGGCTCTTATCCACGGTGAATCCACACCACTCAAGCCAGCGAATACTTGTTTTGTTATCCTTGTGAACGAAGTTGTACAATGCCTTGTAGCCCTCAAAGAAATCCTCAAGGACAGGCATTGACATCTTCAGGAAGTGTCTTTTATGTTTCATAACCTCATTAGAAGCGAGTAACCACACAACACCCATCTCAGGCTGTTCTGGGCTAGGTGAAACACCACACATTAACAAGGGGGTGTCTTGCTGATCCACTGCGGTCAAGACCTTGGAGTTAGGTAAGGTCAAGCTGTGATGGAGACTTCTCTCTGGGGTACTGCCTACACAAGCCACCTCAAGTGCGTCTATGGGACGCAACCGGGTAGCTAGGTAGTCTGCATGTTCTGGTGTAGCATCAACTAAACTAAACGTCATATCCTGTTAGACCTCAACGTGTAGAACCCTTCCCATTCAGCATTCTGGAAGGCACACGGGAGGTAACTGTCTGACTTAATATTGATGGTAACTCGATCATTCTTGGATTGTATTGGGAATCGGAAGGTGCCGTCATCTAGTGGCACATCACCAATAGTAGAGTCAGGTTTGTTCAAGACAACGCCTGTATACTCATAGGTATTAGTGGTTCGTCCCTCAGGCGTCACCTCAACCTTGAAGAAGCCTGTATCCTCAAAGTTGATCCTCATGGTTCTCAACTGTAGACGCCCTGACTGTATCGACTGCTGACCACTGTTCTCCCTAACATACTGGGTAGAGAACTGGTAGTTCATCGTATATTCGACACCAAGCATTACAGGTCTGAATGAGTAGTCGCCTACAGCTTCTACTGTCGTTGTAGTAGGACGTGTGGTGGTTATGTTTGCACCCTTACGTGAAGGCCATGAGCCTGACTTGACAGCTATGACAGGGACGCTAAGTGCCTGTGTGTACGGCAGTGTCCATGTAGTCTTGTTTGTACCTGCATCATAGGTTCCTGTTAGGGTCACCTTTCTGTCAATCCTAGCGTTAAATGGGAGGTTCTCGTCGTCAATGTACTGCAACGATATCTTCTCTATAGACACACCGTCAGAGCGAGACACGACCATGTACAGGTCATTCTCTAGTATAGTTACATCTAGGATAGCCCCTAATTGAGTAATCGAAGGGAACACCCATGTAGACCAGCTTGCCTGTAGCTTTTGTGAGCCATCGCTAAACCATTTGTAGACATACAAGCGGTCTCTGTTGTTGCTTGATAAGGCAACCAAAATGTCTTCGTTACTGGACGTTGCCAGCCTTACGACATTCTTAGGGATGTACTTAGGAACGTGGGCAGTGATCTCAATAGCATCTGAGATAACAGTATCTGCCTGTATGTAGTATTCACGTACACTAGAGAACTCGCCTCTACTAGCTACAAAGTATAAGACGTTACCAGCACCCACTGGTCGTACAGCAGGGTTATTCTCAAACTCTGTACTAGGGACAATAGAGATTGTCTGCGGTGTTAACGCACCCTCATTCTCAACAACAAACTGAGTTTGGCTGCTGAACAGCGTAAGCGAGTCGTTGAAGGCTATTGCGTGTTTCAGCGTAGCTACTTTGGTATGACTTACTGAGACATCAATAGGGCCATCAGCCAGTACAGTAACAACTGTTTTTGGGAAGAATCTAAAGAAGTCGCCAGCGGCAGACATAATCACATTCTCTTGTGATAAGAAGCCTAGCCGGTTCTTGAAGAAGAACACGTTTGCGATAGTCTTACCTACAAACGATGGATTGGGAGCTGAGTCAAGATCACCAACTACACGGTCATTATAAGTATTCTGCTGTAGGGTGAATGAGGTGGGCGCACTAGAGGAGTTAGGGACTAGCGCGTGTGGCATTGTTGCAGGATCTAACTTATACTGAATGCCGGGCCTTACAGTCTCCTCATAGGCGTCTTGAGAGACAGCCTTAACATAGAAGTTGTCAAAGGCGTTTGTTGCTGAACCTACTACCTCATAAATCTGTCCAACCGATGGTGGCACTGAGCTGTTGCTGGTAGGTAGGTCACTAAACTCTTGGTAATTATCAGCGCCTGTAATAGCCCCCGCTACAATATCCGACAGCATTGCTACAGTCTTTGTCTTATTTACGACAAACGTATAGTCAGCCACTGTAAGGAACTGTAAGTCCTGTGCTGGGTTGGCGCAGTAGAGGTACTGTAGGTCAGTGCTTGATGCAGTGACGGTTATGCTTGTACCGTCGATGTTAAATATATCTAATGATGCAGAGCTTGTTGTTGCAGACACTACAATGATCTGTCGGTTCGTAGGACTTCGATCAATGACGTGAATTGCCGATCCAAGGCTTGATAGCCCGTTGTTAATAATCTCTGCAATGTGTTCTGTAGGTGGGCGTTTGACTAGCCCATCAATAACAGAGGACAGTGCATTCTCCTGCACCTCCCCTTGAGTAACTTGTCTGAGAGATGAGGGCTGTTGACTGACTCCGTTAAGTAAGTTTGGTATGCTTGTAGAAACTAATGGCATGGCACATTACCTTATTGATCGTCGGTGTGACCCTCTAGCAACGACCTTGAGTGTGTCGTAGCTGTCTTTGAGAATATTGTTGTCTTCTGTGTGTGCCTCTGCGCGTTCAAACATAAGCAGGGCTTCTTGCTCGTCTGCCTGTGTGAAGCCTGCTAGAGTCTCAGAGCCCATAAAGCGTCCTTGGAAGCGCCGTGTTGCCTTGACGGTGACATAGCGTTTGACGTGCTGTGGGAGATCCTCAAAGGCTAATAGAAGAACCATCTCTACATACAGAGTTCCTGAGAAGGATGAGTTGCTTCGCTTTTCTCTGTCATAGAGCTTTGTACCGCGCTGGACGACATCTATGTGAGAGCTTCGCTCCGATGTGTCAATCCTTGCACAGTTAGCTGGCACCAGAACCTCACCATTTACATTAGGTTCTAGTGGGTAATTAATTTCTGTGTTGCAGTGAAGACCAGAGGACTGAACGTCTACTGAGGTCTCGCTAAGGATAGACTGAGCTAGTACCACATCTACAAGCGTAGGGTCGTTTAGGGTTGACACTGGTGCCTCACCTATCGAACTCAGCATGATGTTCACGGCCTCTAACTCAGAGGTAGGTGTTACTAAAGCCACAATTTATTCCTCATTGGTTGTCAGCTCTGTTAGATGACCTACTGCGTACCCGTAGGTTCCTTGAGCTGTTGTTTCTTGGGTTACGATCCCGGTGGTCTACGTCTTTACCGGCAACTGTCGCAGCACCCCTTTTTTTTATAACAAGCGCCCTTGCTGCGTTACGTGCAGCTCTGTTTTTCTTTTGCTTGGGCTTGCTATGATAATTCTTGTATTCAGACTTATAGTTTCGCATTGGAACCTCATAGCTAAAAAAAAGCGGAAGCCCCGTTAAGGACTCCCGCTAGAAGGTTTAAGCAGTCTGAATCTGTACAGCAGCTTCAGGACGCAACACGCCGTGGCCCATTGCATACTTCGCTACCATCAAGGTTCCCTGACGGCGAATGTCATACTCTGACTCAACAGCCAGATCCATGAGCTTGACAGTACCTGCCGCTGAAGTGTGAGCAACGATTGCAACTGTGTTAGCAGCGTTGACAACTTGAGCGCCACCAGCACCACCCGCAGCAACACCAGTGCCTGTGATGTTAGCTGTAGGCAAATGAGGTGTCTTGATGAGGTTGATACCAGCGATCTGAGGTACAGTACCATCAGCAATCGAACCACGACCACTGAAGTCTACGTTCACTGCATTCGAAGCGTTAGCGAGCAGGTAGTATTGCTCTGGCTTGAGGTAGCAGAATCGACCTTCAGAGGGCACGAAAGCATCGTCGAGTGCTTCAGCAGCATCGAAGATCGAGCCGATGAGCGAAGTAGCGTTTGTGTTCGCATCAGCATCAGTGATGATGGTTCCTGAAGCATACCCAGAGTCACCAAGGTTAGCTGAAGCAGCGGCTGCTTGGAGCATTGTCTGAAGTACGTGCTTGTCCATCTGGAACGCGAGAGCGCGGCCCATCTCAGATGAGTAGACAGATCGTACATCGTAGTGGTTTTTCGCCTCGTCAATGTTTGCAATGAAATGGCTGGAGATCAGCAGATCGTTGATCGTGATGACCTTCTCGTTGTGGTTGAGATCAGTACCAGTAATTTCATTACCGGGCGTGTGGTATGCAGCAGAACTGCGGCCCATGACGGGGAACTGAGCTGACTTACCGTTCGCAATAGTACGAACCATATGCTTGTCAGCAGTTACTGTGGCTTGTTCGAAAGAAGTAAGAACCTCGCCGCTGAACACTTTAAGGAAGAGAGCGTCAGCAGTACCGGCGTTATTGACCTTACCAATTTCGGATACGTTTGCATTAGACATTATGTATTCCTGTTGGATTAGTTAGATTAAAGTCATAGATTTTCTGCTATTCCTCACTTCACAAATAAGGGTGTTCCCCTCAGGGAGCCGAACTGTTCTGCTGTGGATACTAGCGGTCTTAACAGCCTAAACAGGCTAGTTAAGCGGGATTGCTTCGAGATAGCTTCTGTTGTACAGAATCTCGAAACGCCGGGTCTTTCTTATACTCAGGACTTGACATATCCTTGGTTACTTGTGCCCAGCTTTGGTAGGTATCATTAGAGGCAGAGGCTTTACCACCAACTAGGTTGGGTTGAACGCCACCGTTATCTCTGTATCGTGATGCAAGGCCATCAATAGCTAACCTTGCTTGAGATGCGTTACCTGAAAGGATAGCTTCGTTAAACGCATCAATTTCTGACTCAGCGAGGTTTTCTGTGGCCCACTGAGTCATTTCTGTGTAGCTTTCTTCACCACCGACAAACCCAAAGATTTCATTTTGGTATTCTGTGGCTAAAGCCTGTTGACCATCTACATAGCTATCCACCATTTCTTTGGGGATGCCTCTGTCTAGAAGGTCTTTGTAGGTCTGCTCTGATAACTCACCTGTATCGGCAAATTCTTGATTAAGAGCATCAAAGTCTAGACCCACATTTTCAACAACTTGTCGAGCCTCTTCTGGATTTTCTGGTTGAGATAATTCAGGATTGCCTTGACTAGCTTCTTGACGGCTTTGAGTAAACTGTTTTTCCAGCTCACCATATGCCTTAGAAAGGTCTTCAGGAGTGCTAAACTTTTCCGGTAACCATTCAGGGCGATCTGCCGTAGTTTCTGGAGCTGGAGCTTCACTTCCTGTAACATTTCCTTCTACCTGTACTTGTAGGGTTTCTGCCATTACTTGGTTGCTCCGCGTTGAATAATATTCCCGCGAGCGTTTTCATATTGAACACCGATCTCTGCGGCTTCGACGCCCGGCCACTTAGGTAGCTGCTTGCTTTTAGCAGGAGCTTCCTTAGGGTTATCGTCTTTCAAAGTCACTTTTCTGGTTGTCATTTACTGTTCCTGTTGTGGTTGTTGTTTCACAGCCTCTTTCATCATACCCGGAGCAGAATCTTTCATAGCTTCTTGTATCATCATCTGCTGCTGGGCTTCTTGCTGTGCCTGCATTTCGGCCTGTAGCTGTTCATCACTCTTAATAAGGCCGGTGGTATCAATACCATGTCCAGTAGCAAGCCTTGCCACTAGGTCACCAAAGTCGATTCTTTGGAGAGTTTCGGGACTTGCCTGAGCAAGCTGAACAAGGTCTTGAACATATGCGCGTAGTTTATTGAGGTCATTACCTCGACCTAGCGCCTCTACACCAGTAACAATGACCGGCGTAACTGTGCCTTTCGGCAACTTAGGTATCTTCTTAGCAGATGACATTGCGTCCATCAGTATGTTTACGATGGGCAACTGCATCTCTTGGCTTAGGATGGAATACACACCACCTAGAGCAGACTCTAACTCATTAGCCATGTAGCGGATCTCTTCCGCAGTGACTCGTTCAGCATTGCGCTGGATAGATGAGTTGAGTAGGAAAGCAAAAGCGAGACGGTCTTCGATGCGCTGTACAGTTTCTAGTACCACACGCATGTCTGGGTACTTCTCTGTCTGCAACACCTTAACATCGTTAGGGTCGCCTACTATCACGTCCCCGCTGTTTGACTTGGCTAGGTCAGCCCTACGCACACTGGCGTTAGGCCGTACCATGAACACCAGCTTGGCTGACGCAGCAGCGGCATTGACCAGCGACTCCATCAAGCCCTCAAGGGACTTTAGGTCGCCAAGGTATTCTTCGACAAAGCTACGACCGTAGTCTTCACCGTCGAGGTGTACCATACGCAGGGCAAGCCAAGGCATGAGAGCCTTCTTGTATTTACCCTGTGAGCCGGGGACGATCTGTCCCTCAACCTCTTGGTAGACGCTAAAGCTGTCTGTAGCTTCTCTGTAAACCTTTGTGTAAATCTTGAGGTCTTTCTCGCCAGTGTAGTCGATGCCCTCAATGCCTTCAGGCAGGGCGCGTGGCGACACTGTTTCTTCAAGGATTACCTCAAGTAGCTCCCCTGCTGGGTCTCGCTTGACCACAAAGCTGGACAGCGGATAGACTCGTAGACCTCCTTTCTTAGGCATGTGAACAAGGACGTTACCGCTAACAATAAGGTGCTTTAGAGCTTCAAACACATGGACACGCAAGGCACGAGTCTCGATCTCACCAGAGACCTCACGCTCAATGCCTGCAAGACCTTGTTCGATCTCAGCCCTAAGCGCCCCCTCTCCATCCAGCTCTTGCTTAGTTTTATTGTCCATCGCTAAACGGAAGAACGGGGCGTTAGGCGGGAAGAGGAGGAGCATCAACTTTGACGCTAAATTATTCACTCCCCTTGCACCGATACTCTGGAAAGGCTGGTAGAGATCAGTTGATGAACTGAAGCCTTCTGGGGTAACCAGAGCAGGCAGAGTAAGCTCAGAACACTCTCTAGCGCGGTCAAGGTAAATTTCCCTGTCTGCTTGTAATTTATAGTAACGCTTGGCGCATGAGCTATTATCGTGCATGACTATTACCTAGAGTTGTGTGGGTCTAATTACCATTGAGCCTACAGGTCTAAAACCACGTCCATTTCGGTTTGGTGGTAAGGCCATGCTTGGAGGGCCAGAGGGTATGTTGATCCCAGAACCGCCATTACCGCCTACAGTGACTGAGGTGTCGCGTGGAGTATATCCAGCTCGAAGGCTTTTCATACCCCGTGCGCCACCACGGCTTCCGCCTTGCTTTCTAATCAAGGTTGGGTTGTCGTCCATCTCTGCAATCTGGCGCTCAAACTCAGCAGCTTCTGCGTCTGCTTGCGATTGCGCTTCTGCCATCTGATTATTGTATTCACGGCGTTGTTCGGCTGCTTTTTTATCACCTATATACTTAGTAGTAGCAGCCGTGCCCACAACAATCGCGGCGGTTACAGGGTCACACATAATTCAATCCTCTGAATAAGTTGGGTTCTCCTCCCGTCTCTTTAGTTCATACAGCCAGTTGACCACAGAGCGTTGCCCGGCTCTAAACCAGACCTCTCTGTCAGTCCATTCCATCTGTGCTGACTTTTCAGGGAAGATTTCATCAAGCATCTCCAGCAGGTCGTGACCATGCGTAGGGAGAAAATCGTTGTTTGTTTTAGACATAATATGTCCTCTTATATGGTGGGTATTAATTGATTTCGCAGCTATTACCAACACATGCCAGCTCTTGGGAGCCTGTGGTGTTGTC